AGACGGCGAAGCACAAGCCCTGGGAGATCGTGTACGACAACCAGGGCGGTCACAAGAAGCTGGACAATGACGGCTTTATCGGCAAGATATCCCGTGTGCATAGGCCGACACAGCCCTACAATGGCGAGTCGAAGACGATAGAGAGCGTGTTCGGGCGGTTTCAGATGCAGGTGCTGCACCAAGACTGGCGGTTTACGGGTCAGAACGTGACGGCGAAGAAAGCATCGAGCAAGCCCAATGTAGAGTTCATTGAAGCCAACAAAGACAGTCTGTACACTCTGGAAGAACTGAAGAACGCCTATGCCGCAGCGCGGAAGCAGTGGAACGAGGGCAAGCACCCCGCCACTGGCGAGCGTAGGATAGACATGTACGAAAGGAGTGTGAACGAAGAGACCCCCGAGGTGACGCTGCACGACATGGTGGACATGTTCTGGGTGTTTGCGAAGCGGATGGCAACGTTTACGGATGCCGGTCTGCAAGTGACCATCAAGGGTCAGAAGAGGCAGTACGAAGTGTTCAGTACGCCGGGCGTTCCCGACCATGAGTGGCGACGGAAACACACCTACGAGCAGTTTGTGGTGGCGTATGACCCCTATGACTTCGCCAGCATCAGACTCTACACGAAAGGGTCGGACGGGAGTCTGCGGTTTGAGCGTACGGCAGAACCCTATGTGGTTATCCACAGAGCGCTGCAAGACCAGCAGGCGACCGATGATGCCAAGTTTATCAGACAAGAGCAGGAAGCCAACTTGCAGGACCGCGTGGAGCGTATGGTGGAAGGCCGTCGGATAGCCGCCGAGCACGGCATGGACGCCGAGCAGCAAGGCTTGAAGAGTCCGAAACTGAAGGGCGCCCCCGCCGATGTGCAACGACAGATAGAACGGCGCCTGGCGAAATACTCGCAACCCGCCGACGGCTACCAACTGGGACATGAGACCAAACGGCTGAGTCTGGAAGACTGGCTGGAAGAGCAAGAAGACGGCGAGGCACTGACGATCCCGCTGCCGTCGGAGCGGAAGATAGCTTCGAAGCTCTGATGGGCATGGTGGGCATAATGGGCATAATAGGCAGAATAACAACAAACAAATAAAAAAACTGAAATACGATGAATGATAAGCAGAAAGAATCGATTAGAGAAGCGTTGAGACAGTATGTGGCCAAGTACCCGAGCCAGAACAAGGCGGCAGCCAGCCTGGACGGCACGAGTGCCGGCACGGTGAGCACCATTTTGCAAGGCAAGTGGGAGAACGTGAGCGACGAGATGTGGAAGAAGATAGCCTCCCAGGTGGGGACGGCAGCTCCCGGCTCGTGGCAGACGGTGGAGACCACTGCGGCGAAGGAGATGGCCTACGCCATGGGTGACGCCCAAGAGTGGAAGAACGTGACGTGGGTGGTGGGGGAAGCCGGATGCGGCAAGACCACTGCGGCGAAGCTCTACGAAAGGGAGCATCAGGGCGCCTACTATGTGCTGTGCTCGGAGGATATGCGACGGAGCGACTTTATCAGAGAGGTGGCGAAGAAGATAGGCTTGAAGACCGACGGCATGACGCTAAGAGAGATGCTTGACGCCATCATCGGTCAGTTGATCCAGACGGAGAATGCGGTGCTGCTCTTTGACGAGGCCGACAAGTTGACGGAAAGAGTGTTCCACTACTTCATCGACCTCTATAATAGATTGGAGGACAAATGCGGTATGGTGTTTTTCTCGACCTCATATATCAAGCGCAGGATGTCGATGGGATTGCGGTATGACAAGAAAGGCTATAACGAGATACACTCGCGGATAGGCAGGAAGTTTTTTGAGTTGGAGAAGACCGACGCCAATGACGTGTATGCCATCTGCGTGGCGAACGGACTGACCGACCGCAAGGGCATCGCCGAGGTGGTGCGTGATGCGGAGCAGTATGACTTCGACCTAAGGAGAGTGAAGAAGGGTGTGCACAGAGTGAAGCGCATGGGCGCTTGAACGGTGTTCAAAAAGTGTTCAAACGACTATGAAAAGAGCGATAAGTGTGACGGAACTGCTGTCGATGAAGAAGCAGACGTATAAATTGAGTGAAGAGTGGCGTGCTGCTTTTGGCGAGCCCGAGAAGAACGGCGTGTGGTTTGTGTGGGGTCGGAGCGGCAGCGGCAAGACGAGTTTTGTGCTGAAGTTGTGCAAGGAACTTTGTCGCTTTGGCAAGGTGGCTTACGACAGTCTGGAAGAAGGCTCGAGCCTGACGATGAAGAACGCCTTCGTAAGAGCCGGTATGCAGGACGTGGCGAGGCGGATGGTGCTGCTGGACGGCGAGAGCATGGAGGAGCTGGACAAACGGCTGCAGAAACGAAAAAGCCCCGATGCGGTGGTGATAGACTCGTTTCAGTATACGCAGATGGACTTTTCGGCCTACCTCGCCTTCAAGTCGAGACATCCAAACAAACTGCTTGTGATTATCAGCCAAGCGGACGGCACGCGCCCCAAGGGTCGGACTGCGGTGAGCGTGATGTATGACGCGTCACTGAAGATATGGGTGGAGGGCTACAGGGCAATATCGAAAGGACGATTTATCGGCGACAAAGGGTATTACACCATTTGGAAAGAAAGGGCCGATGAGTACTGGACAAGTAATCAAAAATGACAAACTATGGAAGATTATCGAGACGGCGACACGATATACATTTTGCTGAAGCGCAGCCAGGCAGAGAGCGTGTTGAACGAATGGCTTGAGGGCAACCATGCGTGCGATCTGAAGGTGCGCAGGAGCCAGAAGACGAAAGGGTGCGTAGTGGTGGAGACCACCGACCTGATGTGGGCGAACCGTATTATCCGTTGGTTCCCTTACGAAAGAGTCACTTATAAACGAACAAAACCGAACACAAAATGAAAAGTAAGATTATGGACGAAACAATCGAAAGCATCGTGAAGTTTGCGAAGGAAGCCGTGAAATATTATGGCGGCGACGACCAGTACATGATTTACGAAGAGACCTCTCGTCGGCTTCAGGAAGAAGGCCATGAGGCGTTGATGCTGGAGTATATGGTGAAGGAGGTGGACGATGAGCAGTAAGAAGCAGATGATTTGGCTGACTCCACCCCTATACCAGAGCAAGTACGAGCGCATTGAGAGCCGCAACCACGAGTGCGGCTACTGCCACGGCACTGGCGGCTTTTGGGGCGAGCGTAACAGCCCGAGCGAATCAGAATGGAAAGAATGCCCCGTGTGTGAGGGCGGCCCGCAAAGAGAAGACCGCCGAAAAGCGCAAGCGCGCGTTGGCAAGAGAAAGTGAAGTGGTGATCCAAGCCCGAGAGTTCAACGGCGAGGTGTACCTATGTGTAAACAACGAACCCATTGTGCCCGCCGACGGACTGTCGTGGGACCTGCCTACGGCATTGACGGTGGCGCGGGACTCGTGGTTCAAGTGGAAAGAAAAGGAGGCGCGTTATGAACGGCATTGACAACTACGGTAAGTTCTACATGCTGCTGAAGCGGTTGCCCGGTGATCCCGACAAGGCTGGCATCGTGAGCGAGTTTACCGGTGGCAGGACGACGAGCCTCAGGGAGATGAAGCCCCAGGAGTATGAGCAGATGTGCCAGAAGCTGGAAGAGCTTGTGGGCTGGGACGAGAAGCGCGCGATGTATCGCCGTGCGCTGAAGAAAGCCCGCAGCGGTGTGCTTCACCAGATGCAGCTATGGGGCGTGGACACAGCCGACTGGACCCGTGTGGACCAATTCTGCTCGGACAAGCGCATCGCTGGTAAGTATTTCCGCTACTTGGACGTGGACGAGCTGAACGCTCTGAAAATTTCTATAAAATCAAGACAAGATGAACATTGAAAACAGTGAATTGCTGAAAAGCATGAGTAAAGAACAGCGTGCTGCGCTGTTGGAACAGTTGCAAGCCGAGGCTAAGAACGACCGCCAGTCGAAGCGCGAGAGCTACGAGGCACTACGCGGAGAGTTTATGCACGACGTGCTGGCTAAGGTGGAGACAGTGGAGAGCGAGGTGACATGCTTCAAGCAGTGGCTCGATGCTGAGACCGACGCCTTCACGAAAGTGATGCGCGAGTATGGCGCGGTGAAGAACGAAGGCCAGCAGAGCTACACGATCACGGACGGCGACTTCAAGCTGGAAGTGAAGTTTAACAAGGTGAAAGGTTTTGACGAGCGTGCGAACCTCGCTGCCGAGCGCCTTGTGGACTACTTGAAGCGCTACATGGCCGAGAGCGAGAAAGGCGTGGAAGACCCGATGTACCAGATGGCGATGACGCTATTGGAGCGCAACAAGACAGGTGACCTGGACTACAAGAGCATCTCGAAGCTGTATGAGCTGGAAAACAAGTTTGACGAAGAGTATGGCGAGATTATGTCGCTGTTCAAGGAAGCGAACGTGGTTCAGACGACCGCTACGAACTACTACTTTTCGAAGCGCAACGCGAGCACCGGCGTTTGGGTAAGGATAGAGCCGAGCTTCTGCCGTTTGT